AAGTAATCAAGAATACGCAAGCAGATGGGATGCCATCTTTGGAAAAGACAATGAGAAAAAAGACAAGACGCAAGCATTGGAATCTGATAGACCCGATAACTCATGCGATAGTGGGAGCAGCGATAACTCAGAGAGAGAAGCTGGATAAACTAAGACTTCTTGAGTATTCAGCACTTGACGCTATCACTAAGGGTAGTGGAACAGTCCAAGACTGGCGTACTTTGGTAGATGTGCTTAATTTAGCAGAGACCATGGCTCGTGCTGGTATTGGAGTAGAAGTTTTGCCAGTCTGCGAGAAAGCACAGGAAAGCCTACACAAGGCTGCTATGCGCTATCAAGAGACTATGCGCATGGGTTTAGATGGAGAAGGCATAAAAGCTATAAGAGACTTGATTGAATATGCTGACTTACAGCAGTCAAGTATTTCAAGAAGTGAGTTTGAGAGATACATTCAGAAAACAAAAGACTACATAAAATCGCATGGTGACAAGGTGGTAGAGATTGAATAACAGTTTTACAAAGCGTGAAAGACTGCATCTAGCAAGGATTAAAGAGATGCCTTGTGGGGTTTGTGGTCAGGCAGGGCCATCAGATGCTCACCACATTAAGCAGCATCACCAGTATCTTTGTATTCCGCTTTGTAGAGACTGCCATCAAGGGCCACATAACGGAATTCATGGACAAGCAAGAATCTGGTCAGTTATGAAACATGACGAAATGTCGGTCTTAAATGAAACGCTTGCAAAACTTATTGGATAAGGCACAATGTTCTCAACCAAGTTGCCATTTGGTTTCTTAGAGGGATTGAGTTCCCTCTTTTTTTGTGAGAAAATGTAGCAAACTCCATGAGGACAACCATGTCTGGATTACTTGCGCCACAGGCTGCTATTACTATTGAAATTGCCCAACAAGAAAGCGAAGGCATGATTTCCGCAGAGGAAAATGCTAAAACTCGAACTTTCCTGATTGAGAACTGGAATCTTGGCCCAGACAAGACCAATCAGCCAAACATGGATTACTGGCGTACCTTGTCTAAGGTATGGCGCATTTCTCCAGAGCAAGCAAAACGTAATCTGTGCGCTAACTGCGAGTATTTCAATGATAGCCCTGATATGCTGGCTAAGATGGAATCAATCCCTGAAGACCGATTTGATGCCGATGGTGGTGGTCGTGGCTGGTGTTCTAAGTGGGACTTTATCTGCCATAACTTGCGTACCTGTCGAGCATGGGAAAAAGCTGAACAATCCGTAGAAGAAGGTGAAGACTACGAGAATGGCATGATGGAGGAAGAAAATGGGAACGACTAACCAAAAAATGATTACTCCTAAGATGGCTGAGAAAGCCAAAAAGGAAGCTGAAAAGAAAGCCAAGGCTAACGGCTGGCAAAGCATGGCTTATAAGTTCTCTAAGCCTAGCAAAAAATGATTAAACGAGGCACAGAACAGTTTTCTGGCTATAACAAGCCTAAGAGAACTCCTGACCATCCAACCAAGTCTCATGCTGTTTTGGCAAAGAGTGGTGAGGATGTGAAGCTTATTCGTTTTGGTCAACAAGGCGTAAAAGGCTCGCCTGATGGCACGAAGCGTAACGAAGCGTTTAAGGCTCGTCACGCAGAGAATATTGCCAAGGGTAAGATGAGTGCAGCATATTGGGCTAACAAGGTTAAATGGTGAAACTATGAAAACTCCTAAGATGAACAAAGTTGGCAAGGCTAAAATGGCTACTGTCATGCACGAATTTGGCAAGGGTGAACTGCACTCTGGTAAAGGTGGCAAGGTCGTGAAGAATCCTAAACAGGCGGTTGCGATTGCTATTAGCGAAGCTGCTCGTAAGATGGGCAGAATGAAATAATGCCAAGCCTACTTGATAGCGCATTAGGGTGGATGCAAGACCCAAACCGCACTCAGCAATTGCAGGGTGTAGGTAGGGCAATCCAACAGGGACTGCTTAACATTGAGCAGTCTGATAAGCGTTATCAAGACCTTTATTCAAAAGCATTTGCAGACCCTCGTAATCCTGCAAAAGTAACTGATAAACAAGCACTATCTCAATTAACTGAGATGACACAAGGTTTATTGGGCTTTGCTCCAGTTGGGATGCTTGCGCCTAAAAAGTTTGTTGGCAAAGCATTAGAAGGATTGCCAAGCAAGGTTGATGTCGGTGGTCGTATTGAAGAATTTGGTACTGACCAACGATTAGTTGATATTGCAAAAGACATAACTGAGAAAAAAGGCTTGGTTTATAGCCCTCAGTTAAAGTATGCCGAAGTTGACCCAGATAGAGCAAAGCGATTAGCTGATGCCTATGACAAGATGGAAAACAATCCTAGCAATAAGGCTGTTAAAAAAGCCTATGACGCTATGATTGAAGAAACAATGGAGCAATACGAAACTCTTAGAAAAAAAGGCTATAAATTTAGTTTTATGCCTGAGAGTGGTGATATTTATGGCAATCCAAGAAATGCAATTAACGATATTGTGCAAAATCAGCGATTGTCAGTTTTCCCAACCGAACAAGGATTCGGTGGCCCATCAGCAGCAGTAGCAAGTGAAGCAAACCCATTACTAATGCGTATTGGTGAAAAGTGGGATGGTAAAGAAGTAACTGCAAATGATGTGTTTCGGGCTGTCCATGATGTTTTTGGTCATGCTAAACATGGTGTTGGATTCCGAGCAGGTGGTGAAGAAAATGCTTTCCAAGCCCATGCTAGGATGTATTCACCAGAGGCTTTACCTGCTGTAACATCAGAAACTCGTGGTCAAAATTCATGGGTAAACTATGGCCCATTTGGTGAATTCAATAGAAAAGCCAATCCTTTGCAAACAGAATACGCAGAACAAAAAACAGGCATCATGCCTAATTGGACATGGATAGAAGGTTTGCTTAAATGATAGAGCAGTTGTTTATTGCTGTTACTGAACTAATAGCAATATGGTTACTACAAGATAAACGAGAAAGCCACAGAAAGTTTGCTCCAATATTCGGAATACTTGGGCAGCCATTCTGGTTCTATTCGTCTTACATAGCAGACCAATGGGGTGCATTTATTCTTTGCTTCTTTTTTACAGCAGCATGGATTAAAGGTCTAACAGACTATTGGTTTACAAAAAGAGAGCAAGCACTAACAAGTGAGCAATATTTTGAGTTAATTACCGATGCTGTTGAAAAAGTAGAAAAAGGTAGTAAACTTGACCAGAAAGATTACATCAAGAGAGTTTTAAAAGAAGCCCTTGGTATTCGTTAATTAACCTTGACCAACCCTAGAGGAGTCAAACGTGATTGAAAAACAATCAAACATTTCATCTCGTGGTGGCGCACGAGAAGGCGCAGGAAGACCTAAAGGAAGTCTTGATAAGGGCAATGCAATGCTCAGAGAGATGATTCTGGAGGCTTTAGAAGGCGCAGGTGGCGTAACTTATCTCATAGATAAGGCAGAGAGCCATCCACAGGCGTTCATGGGGCTAATCGGCAAAGTCTTGCCACTTCAGGTAACTGGAGAAGAAGGTAAAGACATTCAGATAAGCGTCCAATGGGCGAAGTAATCGAGATTCCTTACAAGCCTAGAGAACAACAGCTTGCTATCCATGAACTGATGGACAGTAAGCGTTTTGGCGTTGTTGTTGCTCATAGGCGCATGGGCAAGACTGTCTCTGCGATTAACCATCTAATCAAGGACGCTATCCTCAATCAAAAGGAAGCACCTAGATACGCATACATTGCACCTACCTATGGTCAAGCCAAGAGGGTGGCATGGGACTACCTAGTCAAATATGCAGAGCCTTTGGGAGGAACTAGCAACATCTCTGAGTTGCGAGTTGACTTCTGGGGTAGGCGAATCCAGCTATATGGTTCAGACAATCCTGAAGCCTTGCGTGGTCAGTATTTCGATGGGGTAATCCTAGACGAGATTGGTGACCAGAATCCTAAGATATGGACAGACATTATCAGACCTGCTCTAGCCGACAGAAAAGGTTGGTGCTTGTTCATTGGTACACCCAAAGGGCATAACCACTTCAAAGAATTGCGTGACAGGGCAGAAACTGAAGATGGATGGGGTTTGCTAGAGTTCAAAGCCTCTGAAACAGGGGTGGTGGACGAGGTAGAACTGAAGGCTGCTCGTAATGAGATGGGTGAGGACAAGTACCGACAAGAGTTTGAATGTAGCTTTGACGCTGCTGTAGAAGGCTCTTACTATGGACAAATCCTAAATGAACTTGAAGAAAAGAAGCATATGCAGGAGATTCCCAGAGAAGAACTGAGCCGTACTTTTACTGCTTGGGATTTGGGTATGGGTGACTCAACTTCTATCTGGGTGGCTCAATTGGTAGGCTCAGAGGTGCGTCTAATCGATTACTATGAGAATCATGGCGTAGGACTTGACCATTATGTGAAGTGGATTAGGGACAATGACTATGCAAAAGCAGAGCATATTCTGCCCCATGACGTTAGAGTTAGAGAGTTAGGTTCTGGTAAGAGCCGACTAGAGATGCTTGAGGAAGCAGGACTAGAGATAAAGATTGCCCCAAGAATGGGCTTAGACGATGGT